GCACAAGGAAAGATTATTGTTAAAGGTGATGACCACAGACTAGAAGATATTGTCTACTGTCCAGTATGTTCAGCAGACATTTACGAAGAAGAGGACTTTGACGAGGACGAATAAATAGTCTACTATGTGGACTTATAATAATTCAATCGTTGAAGAACTACCTGATGACTGTGTTGGCTTTGTTTATTTAATTACGAACAAAGCCACTAGTCGTATGTATATTGGTAAGAAACTAGCAAAGTTTGCTAAAACTTCTTACAAAATGGTGAAGCAGAAAAACGGAACTAAGAAGCGTAAAAAGATCCGTAGCAAAATAGACTCTGACTGGATGGAGTACTATGGTTCGAGTATAGAACTAAATAAAGATGTGGAGTCTCTCGGAAAGGATAATTTCCTTCGTGAGATTCTTTTCTTTTGTAAATCCAAAGCTGAATGTTCTTACATCGAAGCACGAGAACAGTTTGCAAGAAAGGTGTTGGAGTCAGACGACTATTACAACGGACAGATTTCTGTTCGAGTCCATGGCTCTCATATTAAAAACAAACTATGACATATTTACTTTTTACAGTTGCATTATCATTATCTGCTCTTGCTGCATATTATGCAGTGATGGGACTTGTCGCAATCTTTGCTGCAGCTGTAGTACCGATTGCTCTTATGGGTTCGTTGCTTGAAGCATCGAAACTCGTAGTTGCATCATGGCTCTATCGAAATTGGAAAGAAATTCCAAAATTGATGAAGTCTTATTTCACCGTAGCCTTAGTAGTGTTAATGTTATTAACATCAATGGGTATTTTTGGATTCTTATCAAAAGCGCACTTGGATCAAGCAATTCCTTCTGGAGATGTTTCAGCCAAGTTAGCATTACTTGATGAGAAGATTAAAACAGAGAAGGAAAACATCAATGCCAGCCGTAAAGAACTTACTCAACTTGATGCTCAAGTGGATCAAACCATCGCAAGAACAACCGAAGCCAGTGGAACAGACAGAGCCATTGCCATCCGTAGAGGTCAGCAAAAAGACAGAGCCAGAATCCTCAACGAAATCGGTCAAGCGCAAACCAAGATCGCCAAACTCAACGAAGAACGTGCGCCAATCGCCAGCGAAGTCCGCAAAGTCGAAGCCGAAGTTGGACCAATAAAATATATTGCAGCATTGATATATGGTGATAATGTAGACGAAGGAATGCTTGAGAAATCAGTTCGCATTGTCACCATACTCATTGTTATTGTATTTGATCCATTGGCAGTTTTATTATTGATTGCTGCAAACTGGAATCTTAAACACACTGGTGGAAGAAAGTGGAATGAATTCTTTGAGAAGCCACCTGTTGAAGACTTTCCAGAACCAGTAGATGAAAAAATTAATGAAACAGAAATAATTGAAGAGCCAATCGCAACACCTGCTGTGTTCGATAATATGGCAGAACAATTAACAAAAGAAGAAGAAAAACCAGTTGTTGAAGAATTAGAAACAACTGTGGTTCCAGAAGAAATTAAACAAGAAGTTAATGAATTACTGGAATCTGAATTGCCAGAAATTGAAGTAGATGAACCAACAAAAGATTGGGAGCCAGAACTCTACAATCGAAAACAAGTTGGTCGTCATATGGAAGAGACTGGACAAAAACCACCGAAGGCACAATCGTTCTTGAATAGAGTCCAGAGTGTGTTTTCATCACCCAATGTGAAAACCATTGAAAAAGAAGTTGATGAGTTGCAAAAGAAGTAGTCGGATAACCGACTTCTCCTAAATAAAAATAGATGTGAGCATTATTTCTTGATGTAAAACTCCGCATAACTATAACAATTAAAGGTTTAAAATGATTAAAAAGATCGCTACAGCGGTGCTTTTTGTCATGGCTACATCACTTACAATGGCAGATCCCATTGTAACCGACTCGACTAGTAGAAGTACCACAGATTCAAATTCTACAAGCACTACAACAGTAAAATCCCCACCTCCAACTGCAGTTGCACCTGCAATTACAGTTATTAACTCAGACGTCTGCGCAGTCGGTGTTTCTGGTGCAGCACAAACACAAATTCTCGGTATTAGTTTTGGTTCTACTATGACTGATACAAACTGTGAAAGACTTAAACTTGCTCGTGGTATCTACGATATGGGCATGAAAGTTGCTGCAGTTGCCATCATGTGTCAAGATGAACGTGTATTCTCAGCAATGATGAATGCTGGCACACCATGCCCAGTTGATGGTAAAATCGGTGAGTCTGCCAAAGAAATTTGGACGGCAGAACCAAAGCGTCAACCACAGAAAGTTAAGAGCAAGGACTAACCAATGAATTTGGTTTCTGTCATTGTTGTAGCAATTTTGGCAGCAGGTCTTGGCACCTGCTCAGTCAAAGCGCAAACTGTGCAACCTGTTAGTGTTGTTCCGTCAGGTACAATGCAGTCGCCAAACTTAGTTTATATGACCACTAATCCATATGGTGGTGGAACAAGTCCTGGAACTTGGTCTAATAACTTTACAACGACAACTAGCAATGGTGGTGGATATTCTGGTGGCAATCAACCAGCATATAACTCTACTACTGGCACTTTTATGTTTGGTTATACTCAAGCGCAGATTGCATACACATATGCACTAAGCACTGCTCTTCAGAACAGTGGTATGACTTGGACTGGTTATAATTACTCTTGGGATTATATCAATGAGGGTCAAGCAAGAGGAACATTAGCAGCTAATCTTTCTTTTAATACACCGACTGGAACTTCTCTTTATTCTAAATCATGGACGCTTGGACCAACTACTGGTGGTTGGACAACAATGTCTGGTACTGAAACATTTACTAGTCCAGGATTAGCAGCAGCAAATCTTGCTAATTTCAAATTAAGTTTTACTGGTAAAGATGATCGTTTCTGGGCAGGTTATTATGGACCACAGGTTAGAAATCCAACTCTTAGTGTAAATTATACATTTGATGCGTGTTCATCTAATCCACTTTCAAGTCCAACATGTCCAGGTTATGCTGCAGCGTACTTGACACAACAATGTACTGCTAATCCTTTATATAATTCTAGCTGTCCAGGTTATGCTGCAGCAATACAAATTCAGCAGTGTACAACAAACCCATTATCTAATCCTACATGTCCAGGTTATGCTGCAGCGTATTTGACACAGCAGTGTTCAGTAAATCCACTTTATTCAACAGCATGTTCTGGTTACGAAACTGCTTATTTTAATCAGCAGTGTTCGATCAATCCATTATACAATTCTAGATGTGATGGTTATGCTACTGCATACAAAAATCAACAATGTACAGCTAATCCTCTTTCATCAACTGACTGTCCAGGTTATGCTCAAGCAAATTTAGATGCACAATGTATTAAAGATTCTTTGTATAGCACTCAGTGTAAGGGATATGCCACTGCTTATGCTATCAAATATCTAACTCCAATATCATCAGATTCAACTTTGTCTAGTGCAGTAAATGGTTCACTATCAACTACTGCTGCAACCAAAGCAAATGATCCAACAAACACAGTTGTAGCAACTACGACAGCAAGCACAACAGTTAATACTGATGGTACAGTTTCAACTGGTGTTTCAGCAACAGGTAGCACTACAGTTGATAAAGCAATTGCTGCACCACCACCAACTGCTAACTCTGCAGCTTCTCCAGCTGCACCTGTCCAATTAGCACCACCTCCACCTGGACCACAACAAGCACAAAATGAACCACGAGGTGGCAACAAACAAGAGGATAGAAAAGATGATGCTCCGAAAGGCACTGGAGGCAGTAATTCGCCACAGAATACTAATAATGCTCAAGCGTCATCTGATAAACCAGCAGCACCTACAGCTCGACAAGAATTACAAGCAAGAAGAGAAGCAGCAGCAAAAGCAGAAGCAGTAGAAAAAGGTAAAAATCTTGCTGGTGAAATGGGTAAAGCATCAGACTTGGAAGCACAGAAAGCAGTTCAGAATGTAGTTATTCAAGCAATGGGATTTACACCTGGATTTGATGCATACAGCAGACAAATGATAGTTCAACAACAGTTTTATCCTGTTGTATCAGTATATAATAATCAGAAAACAATTGATAATCGTGCCAATCTAAGAATGTTTGGTGCCACTGATAGACTTCACAATGAAATGGTGGAGAAACAATATGAAGGTAGATAATGGATCCATTAACATTATTTGCTCTTGCTAATGGTGCAGTATCTGCAGTAAAGGCTGGGTGTAAACTTTACAAAGACATCAAAGGTGCAGCTGGTGATGTAAAGGATGTGCTCAAAGATTTAGATCAGCAGTTTGCTAAATTACATCCACCTGAGAAGCCACCAACTGTTGAACAACATAATGCTTTTATAAAAGAAAAGAATCGTGTCATTGAATTGAACAAGCGTGATGGTGAAACAGTTGGAATTTATACTGAGATTGGTGAACATCTTGGAACATACTATGATAATTATTACAAATGTATCGCCATTTTTGAAGAAGAAGAAAAACGAAGTAAAAATGAGATTTACACAGGCGACTCTAGTCTAGGTAAACGAGCATTACAAAGAGTTTTAATGAAAAAGCAACTAGAGCAAATGGGCACTGAGTTGCGTGAAATTATGGTATATCAAAGTCCACCTGAATTAGGTGCGCTATACACTGAAGTTGAAGAGATGATGGAGATTATGGGTAAGCAACAAAAAAGTCTTATCATAAAACAACATAGACAACATGAAATTGATGAAAGAAGAAGAAAACAAAAATTACATCAACTACATGTTAATATGTTGATTGGTATAGGTGGATTGATAGTTTGTTGCGGTGTTGGATTAATGTTATCATATGTGGTGGAAGATAGAATTAAAAAGTATCCACAGTATGGTACTGGATGGATACCAAAAACTGAATTACAACAGCAAAGAGATTCACAAAAACAAATTTACGTAGGAAGATGAAATGGCGATAGCGATTGTACCACCAATATGTAAAGTACCAAATTGCAAACATGATGCTCAAACATTATCTAAGACTGGTGATACTGTGCGTTATATGAATACTTGTTCAAAACATTGGAATGAGTTAATTCCATTAGAAATACAAAAACTAATAAAGGGAAGTTAAGATGTCAGAAGAAATCAAAGATGTCAACGCAAAAGTTGACGAATTAGAAGCAGCAGCAAAGAAGTACGCTAGTAAAGACACAGTCATCAGTATTGGTGGGTATGAGTTCACACCTGCTAAATTGATGGTTGCTTTCACTATCGTTTCTTCTACACTGGGTGGTTTATATGGTGCTTTTGAAGTCTATAAAGACTATCAGAGTATGAAAAAGCGTATCGCTGAGTACGTGGCTCCAGACTTGTCAGAATTTAACAAGAAAATGGAAATTACTATGCAAAACAGCGAAAAATCTGTTCAATATACCCAAGATATTAAAAACGACTTAAAGAGCGATATCCGTCGTTTAGAAGGAGTTGTTGAGTCTGTAGAGCGTAGTTCCAAACAAATGGCTCGTGAAGCGACTCAAGCACAGAAAGAAACTGACCAAGAGTTGCGTCAAGTTCGAAAAGAAATAGATAGTAAGATCCAAAGAGCATTGGACAATCCACTATCAAAATAACAACAATAAAAGGTGAATTGAGATGAAAAAGATTTTAGGTATATTTTTAGTATTATTCGCATCGTTATCATTAGCGAATCCGATTGATACATCTTGCCCACAACACGTAGTTTGGGGTGCTCCACAGGTAGCAGTTGAAGGTAATAACCAGTACCTATGCCGTACTGGTTATGCTGTAAACTATAACTATCAAACTAAAGTTGCGTATTTCGTGGCTGAAGTTATCAAACCAGAACTGTTAGTAACTAAAGCAGTTTCTCGCAAAGACGATTTCCGTGAAGATCCAGAAATTCCAGCACAATATCGTGTCACTCTAAAAGACTATGTTGGTGCAGGATTAGATCGTGGTCACATGGCACCTGCAGCAAACTTTACTTACGATGCAAATGTTATGAGTGAAAGTTTTTTGCTCTCAAACATGATGCCACAGAGTCCAGGAAACAATCGTGGAATCTGGAAGTATCTAGAAGAGAATACTCGCTATTGGGCATCCAAGTATGGTCACTTAAATATAATTACAGGTACAATTTTTGATGCCAATTCACCAACTATGGGTAATGGTGTAAAAGTTCCTTCATTCGTTTACAAAATCGTTATTGACCCAAAGCGTAATGCAGCAATTGCATTCATGTTCCCGAACGCTAAACTTGATCCAAAAGATATGGAAAAATATGTCGTGTCTATCTCTGACATCGAAGCATATACTGGAATCAATTTCTCTCCTATGATTCCACCACAATTAAAATCATTAGAGACAAACAAAGGCAACTATAAGGATTGGTAAGATGGCATTAATAGATTCGGTTTTAAATTTAGTAAACAAGCAACCAAAAGACCCAGACGCACCAAAACCACCTGTTGGTTCTCGTTCAGAGCGTGAAGCAAAGATCAAAGACAAAGCAGGTATGGTTATTAATGTGTTCGCATTGCTATTGGCAGTGAACGCATACTTCGGTGGAACATACTCAAGCACTATTCTTGGTAACACTATCAAAGCAGGTAGCGAATGGAGTTTCTATCAAGCAAAGAGTATCAAGAAAACTGCAGCAGAGTATGCATTACACGATGCAGTTAAATCTGGTGATACAAAGTATGCAGAAGAATTGAAAAAGAAAATTGATCGTTATGAAAACGAACCAAAGGACGGCATGAAGGATATTCGTGCACGTGCTGAGAAGTTAGAAGCAGACAGAGACGCT